GTCCATCTCGTCCAGATTAGAAGTGTCGGTCAAGCCAGCCGTATCGAGAGCCTTGCGGACCGTGAAGGTCTTTCCGAGACCACCCTCACCCGTGATAACAGCCGAGGGAGTCACACGATTGGCGACCATTGTGACGAGATCAGTGACGAAATCGAAACGCTCGTTGATCGTAAACGGCGAGTCGGGCGCAGGTGCTGGAATGCGATACATGCCACGGCTGACTCGATTAGCCTCAACAAAAAGCCACATCGGTTTCGGTTCGCCGAGAATATTGGCGAACTCACTAATGCGAGGAGCCGCCACAACAGCATGTTCGCCAAATTCAGCTGTCGCAGCAATCACGAAACGCACCTTATCTTCAACAGATATATTCATAGTTCCAGTTCCACCGTGTTTCATATTGTAAGAGTATTATAGCCTGAAACCCACCCAAAAGCAAGCACTAAATTGTGCAATGTTTTGAGCGGGTTAGCTAATTAGTGAGCAATTAACGCCAACAGGGCGGCAACGCCCACCCTTCTGACGCGCAGCAAAGCGCCAATTCGACACCAGCATCGGTACGGGTAGAGGCGGGCGCAGCGGCGCGAGCAGCGTCGTAGGAGGCGTAGGCGGCGACGACAGTTGAGCGGGCAGCGACGAGGGCAGCTTCGGCAGCTTCGTAGGCGACCAGCGCGCTAACGGCGGCATTAAGGGGAGCAAAATTCATTGTGAGAGTATTGTACCGCTTTATCAGCCTAGAGGCAAGCACTAAATTGTGTAATGATTAGAGTCTCTTGGCTAATTTAGAAGGGGATTATGACCTGCGGAGTTATGGTGATATCGATATGATTTGGTAATTTCGGTATCGAAGAGCCGGAATCTGAGGGCGCTTGCTTATTGATAGAGCCAGAGGCTGAAAAGCACATGGTGCTACCTCCTTCCTTGCAAGAGGTGCATCCGCTAGAAGAAATCAGAAAGAGTGCCACCAAAGACAGGAGCAGCATTCTTATTGGCTTTTCGGATTGTTGACTCATAATCTTCCTCTGTCGGGTAAGGTATCGGAGATCCCATTCCTTTCTCCCAAAAATACAACTCAATTTCGTTAGGGAGGATCTTCCGCATACCTCGCAAAACTTTTTTATTGTCCTCGTAATGTCTAGCCACACCTAGTTCTAACACCTTACTGGCTTTATAAACTACAACATTGGCTACAGACCTCGACACACCCAATAAATGGAATGAAATTACTCTCTCAGGATAATATATATTCAACCAGTTTTTTGTGGCTTCATAAACTCTTGGTTCTCGTTTTCTTGCAGAAATAGCGTGGAAGGTGGTTTCGGCTGGTTCGATTAGTTTCTCGGCATTGGTATACCAATCTATCAGGAATTCTTTCCTAGCCTTACGTTCTGTTCCATTCATCCGACCCCATTTCTTCTCGTTCGGTGGTGGTTGTCCTGCAAGAACTCCATCAATATCATAAGAAACTATCATAGAATTAGTGGATCCACTTTACCTGTCTTTTCAACAATGGCTTTCTGTTTCTCCCAAATAGCTTCACGGATCTCTACAGAATAAGCTGCAAACTTATCTAGATGTTCTTTGGTGTCGCATGGGTAACACCAATTTAAGCCATTGTTACCTGCAGGAGCACAGACAGGAATGCCAGCATAAAGAGCATGGTAAGCACGACCAGTTCTCCAACCAGACTTCTTATGTTTGTCATCATATACTGCTAGACAACCATAAAAGTCTTGATAGAATTTACGACGATCTCTTTGCTGTGGGTTTGGTAAAATTGTAAGTGCATCAAAGTCTTCCCACTCAGCTTCTTTACCTGCAACTTGAAGGTAACGTGAAGAAGTGAATATCTTGAAGTATTTGGTTCTTCCACCTGGACGACCAATGTAAATTATCTTTCCGATAGTTCCACCATGAAACTCAGCAAACTCCATACCTGAAGCCATTGGCAAATCAACTGTAGTTGAATGGATAGGACACTTTAGAATCGTTGCTACCTCAGCACAGTTAGTTGCATTGGCAGCAATGGTCCAACGTGACCAATCTTCATCGGGTAAAAGTTCCCAAAGGAATGGTAGATCTGGATCGTCATTCAGAAAGATAACACGACCCGTATGAGCTTTAATCATTTCAATCGTGGTATCCCAATACTTTTGATAGAACTGAAGGTTCGTTCCACCAAATTCAAGCATCAGAACATCACACTCTTGGTAAGTATCTGATGATGTAAAGCCATCATCAGATGTGGCATCAGTTGGTTCAGACAGTGGAATGATTCTATGACCAAAGTCAAGCATGTTCTTGAATAGAGCTACACGTTTCTCGACCCATGCTCCACGAACACCATTCTCTTTGTTGGTCAAACCAATCTTACCTGAAACCCTACGGTAACCAACACGTGTTCCAGTGTTGCTGGAGTTCTTTGAATAGAACCACTCTAGCAATCTTTCTTCACCTAAAAATTCATGTAATGACATTACTGCTCCTGCTCCAATTACAGAACATCAGAAGAATCCTTCCAAACTTCCAATAACATTTCGAACTTTAGCAGCCTCTTCTGGAAACCCATTTAGATCCAGACACACTGCCCAATCTTCTGTCGTGAAACAACCAGGTGAGATTCCATTCCAGCCGTCATGCCAAAGCGGATGATCTGGATTGAGTCGACGAGCATATACAAAGTTCTTACGAGTTTCCTCCATCTTATGAGGCTCACATTCAGCCATCCGCTCACGAACATATAGGACTAGACTTAGACGTTCGAATCCTTCTTCGCAGGAAACCAGAGGAACATTTCCATGGATACAGTGCGCGTCCATCATGATCATATCACCAGGCTGCACATTCACAGCCGCACGATACTCCGGAAAGCAAAGATAGAATCCATCAAACTGTTTCCCATTAGAAACAACAATTAGATTGCTGAAGCCACGCGGATTGCGCCCAGAAACGCCAGGATCACATAAGTCTCCAGCATCCCGGTGGCATGCAGTGCGAAAGCTTTTATTGATAGTGATAGTCGTGTAAACTGTGTTACCAACCATGAATTGCTTATCGATATTTTGAACATAATCTTTTTGTCCTTTCCAACGAATGGGAACATTCTCTCTGAAAACTTCAGAAGCAGCCTCAAGCAACGGCATGGCAGCATTGTACTTCTCTGGATTGGCTGCAGTCCACCCTGTCTGCCGGCAGAATGGAATACGTGGGTATCTATCCATAGATCCAGCCACACCAGACAATGCGCCATTAGCATACGTTGTGTCTGTGATATACAATTTCGCGAGATCAATTGCATGCTGCATTCTTTGCTCGGGCGTATTATGCCTTTGCTGGAGGACCCATTCGGAGAACACAAACGTCTTTGGTGTTTCGCTGAGCCAAGTGGCACCAGCTTTGATGGCAATATTCTTTGGAGAAGAGATTCCCATGTCAGCAAGACTTACTCCTCCGGTTCCTCTGCCAGTCATTGGCTTATCCGGCACTCTAGCAATAATCGCATCGAGCTGATCGGCTCCTGGATTATCCGAAAACTTTCCGGCAGTCGGAGATCCACTGGCGAAGTAATCCAGAATCGCCTTTTGTTGCTGTGTCACCCAGCGACGAGTGCCCTTGCCGCTCGGCATTTTCTGAATAGCTTCTCTCTCAACACCAGCCGCAAGCCCACGATTATCAGTCATCGTTGCGCCAGTTTCTAGCGCGTCGTATGTTTCGCGAGACATCTTCTGAGAGAAAACACCCTTGCGAAATTTCAGCAGAAGATTAGTTTCGTTATATTCGCGGGCATCGCCTGGCTCGAGTGGTTTGTATACATCCATATCTTCGTTGATCAGAAGATCATACGAATCGTGATCTAGGAATTTCCCAAGAAGATGTTCACACTCGTAATCGTGTGTCAAATGAACGATCTTTGTCATACACTCTCTCCAGAAAAGACATCATTATAACTTACAAAGTGTATATTACCACAATCAGGCATAGATGTCAAGTGTGTATTGTTTGGAAACGCAAATTTAAATTCACAGCCCTTATGATAATTCGTGAACCATCGCAGATATCGAACACGTCCAGGATTATCCATCGCACTCGCGCGAGTATCAGGACCATAGTTTTTTGATCCATGAAAGAGATTGGAAACCGACTGTTTGGCGTCTTCGATCAGAAAGTCGAATCCAAGACAGATCAGAATATCATGTCCCATCTTAATGGCTTCTGCCATAGCATTCATTCCGGCATTAGAACGTGGGCGATTTGGATTGCACTCCTCCGGTTCCCAGCGTTCCTCGAAAGGAGGAACAATGAACTTGTCTTTAGGAAAATCTGACTGTCTAATTTCGTTGATTATGCCGTCGTCGATCGCCACGAGATAATCGGGCATAAATTCGCGATATAACGCATTGCATCCGATAATAGTGCCAGCCCCTCGAAAAGTTTCTAGATCGAAACCCTTGCGCGAGGTGCCATTGCCGACAATGAGCGCAATCTTATCTGCCTTAAAGGAAGACACCTCTATTCTTCTACCGGCTTGCCGACTATTAATAGAAAAATAACGATGATATAATTAACCGCAGCAACAATTGTCCACACCCAACCAAATGACAAACTTGGCGCCAGAAACTCGAAGTTCATCATCGCCAATAACGTGCAAACAAGAGCTGTGAACAATCGATCAAGGTCGAGCCACCATTCAGTCTTCTTTTTCTTTTCCATCACCAATCCTTTGCTACGTCGGGGAACGCAATCTTAACTGCAGCCACAGAAATTTTCAGCGCCTTGTTCTTAACTCGGAGAACCAGTTCGGCATCTTTTGGCGCAATTGTTTCTAGAAATTCAATGAACAGGGTTTCTCGCGTCATCTGGCTTAGTTCGATACCTTCTACAGTATTGACGAAATACTTCAGTCGTCGAGCTTCATAATACAAACGACCTTCTTGATCTGTCCCTTCTGCGACTGGCTTATATGGCGGATTCGAACTCGGCAAGAGCCACTTTACATTTGGATCCAATGCTAATGTCAAAATTTCCTTAAGCGCAAACGAGTCATTCTTCATCAGAATCTCAGCTTGTTTTTGGGATTCTGTGTGTCCTTCAGCTTCTTCTAAGATATTTGCAAGAGATTGTTGCATGTTAAAACTCTCCAATTTTTTCTGCCAACTTTGCGAGCTTAAACTGTATAAAGTAATTTAGTATGCCAGAACGAGGCGCAGCTGTTAGTGTGTCGTATTTCTCACAACATTTTTCTTGAATTTTTTCTGGGATCTTTTGCAAATCAATGAGCATTTCATTCCGATGATAATTTCTGAGCATCTCCTCGTTGCAAAAATCCTTCAAATTCATAGTCACCCAACCCGCGAGCTTTACACGAGACACAGGGCGCTGACGTTTGTTCACTACGAACGTGTCATCTTCAGATAAAAAATTAGGGATGCCATCACCAGAATCACCAAGCATGATATGTTCACGCAAAAACCTCTCTGGGTTGTCATTAGTAATCAGCTTCTTCTGGATTGGAGAATATTGACTGACGTTGGCGTATTTCTGAAGCTGAATGAAATCTTTATCGCCGGAAAGAATGATGATCGGAACAGAATCATTTTTGTTGAGATACGTGCCATATTTATTGCATAGAGAGCCGATGATATCATCGGCTTCTGCATGTTC